CAGCCCCAGGGCGGTGAGGGAGGCCAGGAGTCCCTCCGGGTCCGGCTTGGGGGCGGAAACCTGGTCGCCGCCCAGAATGGAGGACAGCAGGGGAGTAATGCCCCTGGCCTCCGCTACGTCGCGGATGGTGGCGGTCTTCTTGGTGCTGACAATGCCGGTGGGAATACCACGGCGCTTCAGGGCGGTGAGCAGCTCCAGCGCACCGGGAAACAGCCGGGTGACGGACACATGCATGGGGCCGGCCTTCTCGGTGTAGAGCTGCCGGAACTCTGCCCGGCGGGCGGGGTCGGCCTCGCCGGAGAGAAAGGTGAACTCGTCTTCCAAAACCATGCCGATGGTGGGGCGGATGGCTTCCTCCGTGGGCTCGGGCAGGCCCATCCGCCCAAAGGCGTACCGGAACCCGGCCACAATGGCCTCGGTGCCGTCGGCCAGGGTGTAGTCGAAATCAAAAAAGACAGCTTTGAAGTTCATCGCTCAGAAAGCTCCTGACGTTTCATATTGCTTGCGGCCGGTGGTGCTGGGGATGCGCAGCTCGTCCCGGTACTTGGCCACGGTGCGGCGGGAGAGGGAGCAGCCCTGGGCGGACATGAGCTCACAGAGCTTTTGGTCGGACAGGGGCTTTTTCTTGTCCTCCCCGGCGATAAGCTTCTTCAGCAGCGCCTTGGCCGCGTCGGGGGAGGCGGCCTCGTCGCCTGCGGCGGGGCCCAGGCTGCGGGAGAAAAAGTAGCTCAGGGGATACACGCCCATGGAGCACTGGATATACTTCTCCTTTACCGCCCGGCTCACTGTGGACTCGTGGACGCCGATGCGCTCGGCCACGTCGGCCAGGGACAGGGGAACCAGGTGGCCGGGCCCCTTGCGGAAAAAGGACTCCTGGAATTCCAGAATACACTCGGCGCACGCCATGAGGGTGGAGCGGCGCTGCTCGATGGCCTTGACCATCCACTTGGCCTGGCGCACCTTGCCGGTCAGATAGTCCTTCACCTGGCTGTCGTCACTCTCCTTCATTAGGCGGGTGTAGTATCCGCTGATGTTGAGGGTGGGGAAGTAATAGTCATTGGTCAGCAGCTCGAAGTGGTCGGGGAAGCTGACCACGATGATGTCGGGGTTGATGTAGGTTAGATTCTCCCGGGCGGCGAAGCCGGTTCCGGGGCGGGGGTTGAGGGAGCGGATCACGTCGCAGGCGGCACGCACCTCCTCAGGACTGGCTTTCAGTTCCCGGGCAATGAGGCCGTAGCGGCTCTTGGACAGGGCGTCCAGGTGGCGCTCCACAATACGTACCGCCAGCTCGTTCACCGGCGTGCGGCGCACGAGCTGGAGCTTGAGGCACTCGGCCAGATCCCGGGCCCCCACGCCGGCGGGCTCCAGGGACTGTACCACCTCCAGGGCCTGGGCCATCACCTCCGGCCCGCAGCCGTGGCCGGCAGCCAGGGCCTCCAGAGGCTCGTCCAGCCAGCCGTTCTGATTGAGACTCTCCACCAGGAACACCCCGGCGTCCATCACCTCTGGCTCCAGCTCCAGTACCCGGAGCTGGGAGAGGACATAATAGTAGAGGTTCTCGTCGTCGTCCTGTACGGTGCCGAAGTTGTTAAGGGGGCTGTCCTCCTCCTCGGTGTCCTGCTGGTGGTAGTAGCGGTTCTGCGGGTCGGTGGACTCCAGCCACTCCAGCTTGCGGCGGAGGACGGAGAACTCGTCCTGCTTGTCATAGGTCTCCTCCGGCTCCAGCACCGGGTTTTCCTGTACCGCCTCCTCGATGTATTCCAGAAGCTCCTGGGAGCCCATCTGTAGAATCTCCATGGACTGCATCATTTGGGGGGACAGGGTCTGCACCTGCTTCTGTGTGAGATTAAGTTCCAATGCCTCGGCCTCCCTTTGCGAAAAACGGCGATTTTCATTCGGGAGACAGTATACCACGGAACGGCCGGCCATTCAACCTTTCACCCACTCCGCGGGTGTAGAAAAATCAGGGCGGTCCCTCCGCCGCCGCGTTCAGAAAGGCCTCCGCGCCGTACCGCAGGCAGCGGCGCAGCCGGGCCTCCCCCCGCTTGATGGTGCGGGCTACGGTGGACTTGTCCACCCCCAGCTTTTCCCCGATCTGGCGGGTGTTGAGCTGCTCGGCGTAGTAGAGCAGCAGCACCTCCCGCTGGCGGGGAGTCACGTCCTCCCGCAGCGCCCGCACCAGGTTGCGTTTCACCCGGCTGAGCTGGGCGGAGTTATCGGCGGCCATGGCGCGGGCGTATACCGCCATGTCGGCGGCGTAGGCCCCGCCCCGCCTATAGCGTGTATTTGCCATTGCGGCAGTACCCCCTCTCGTAGTAGCGCTCACACAGGACGGCCAGCTCCCGGGCCTCCCGGCCCATGGCGCGCAGCAGCCGGATACGCCCCTCCAGCAGACGGCGTCCGTCCCCGTCCGCCCCTCTCAGCCGGTGCTCCAGGAGCAGCACCCGCTCCCGCAGGGCGGCGGCACTGGCGCGGTATTCGCCCGATAATTCCAGTAAGGTCATTTGTGTGTCTGTTCTCCTCCTCTTGTTGTGTGCGGCCGCGCTCCAGCTCGGCCAGGCAGGCGGGACAGAGTCCCCGCTCCCCGCTGTAGAGCTCTGAGCGGCACCGGGGGCACCAGCCCCGCGGCGGAACCCGCTGCACATCCCGCAGCGGATCCGCCCATACCTCTGGCTGGATGGCACATTCCTCCCGAAAAAAATTTGTAAAAAAATATACCACTTTCCCTTGACAAATCCCTCCGTGTCTGTTAAACTAACCTTCGCTGTGGACGAGCTGGTATGCTGGTGTAGCTCAGTTGGTAGAGCAGTTGATTTGTAATCAACCGGTCGGGGGTTCGAGTCCGTCCACCAGCTCCAACAAGTTCATACGGAGGAGTTCCCGAGTGGCCAAAGGGGGCAGACTGTAAATCTGTTGCGATTCGCTTCGGTGGTTCGAATCCACCCTCCTCCACCAATAAAACGTCCTGCCAGTAGGTAGGGCGTTTTATTTTTTAAATCCCTTGCATCCCAATAGATGCGAGGGATTTTTCTATGCACTGGCAGAGCGCCTGGAATGGCTATACAGCTAATTTCCTATTTTTTCAATTTATCCTAACTGACCCAAATAAATCAATTAAAAACTTAAATATTTGGGTCAGAATTTGGGTAGAAAAAAGAGGCCCTCCGGTACGGTGTCGGGGGCCTCCAAAGGCTTGATGCATCCTAATAGAAAGAGAGAAAGGATGAAACATCTTGCCTATTTCTTACTTTATCTTTAGGAGAAAAAAATACGCCCCAGAGGTCGGCACGTACTATAGCTACGATATCGTAGCTTATGGCCTGCTCCATCAAGGCCCCGTGCAGATCCTCCAGGACGTATCGACCGATGCGGAACTGGTCTTTCGCATGGTCATGGCATTCAACAGGTACAGCCTCTCACCGCTGCACCTAAAAGATGCCGTTCTGGATATGCTAGAGTAAGTCCTTGCCGGGTAGGAGTCACCAACTCCTACCCGGTTTTCTTATTATATCATACTTCCATAAGTATAAAAACGGTTACTTATAACAAATATATACTTATGGAATTATACAATACTTCCAGTAGTATAAGTATAATGACCATACCATGAAAAGGGGTGAGGTCATTGGCATACTCAGAGGCACAGAAGGAAGCGACCTCTCGCTATAACAAAAAGGCGTATGACAGAATTGACCTCATTGTACCGAAGGGAAAGCGACGGATAATTGCAGAATATGCAAAGTCTCAAGGGAAAAGTACAAATAGATTTATAAACGAGGCGATAGACAAAGCAATGGAGGAAGCTGGCACTTAGTATGCCAACTTGACTACATTATTCTTTCGGGCCTCCAAGTCCACATGAGTGTAGATTTGGGTAGTGGATAATTTGGCGTGACCCAACTGGTCCTGCACTGAGCGAATACTAGCTCCACCCTCCAACAAGGCTGTGGCGTAAGTGTGTCGGGCTTTGTGCGGAGAAAGCTGTTGCACCTGCTGATCCTTTGGTAGAGTGGCGTTAAGATCCCGAAGGACGGCGGCATAACGATGGGCGAATACAGGTGGCCTCAGGAATCCGCCGTCAGGCCCTGGGAGGACATAAAGGCCGTTTTTGGGGATTGACTTAACCACATCGGTACCTGCGTCATTTAGGGCCACCACGCGTTCTCTCCGGCTCTTGGTAGTATCGACCAAGGCGTACTTTCGGCGACGCTTCACTTGGCCTGTCTTATCTGGATGCATGAGAGCGTCTGGGTCGTCGTTCTCGACCTCGGCTACTACCCGGCGAATGGTGAGGGTACCAGCTTGGAGATCAACATCGGACCACATGAGGCCGCACAGCTCCTCGGTGCGCAGTCCGGTATAGAGGGCCAATTCCACATAAGCCCCCCATTTGTGAGAGGGAGCGTAAGTGAGGATGGTACGTACTTCCTCTAGGGTATGTACCTTTGGGGGTTTCGCTGGGTCCCGGGTGAGGGATATATCTTCTGCTGGATTGGCCTTACACAGACGGTTTTTTCGTGCGGACTTGAAGATACCGTTGAGGCAGACCTTGATCTCATTTCGAGCTGAGTGGGATAAACTTGCAGCCTTTGCAAAGATCTGTTCGATGTGTACAGGCCGCACGGAATCCAGTTTCATACGCCCGATCTCTGGTAAAATAAATTTTTCGATATAATACTCATAGTTTTCGTATGTTTTGGGGGCGACACGCCCCTTTTTACTGACTTCAAGCCAAGTGCGGGTCCATTTTTCTACAGTCTTGACGCTCTCAACCGCTTCGCCGCCACTCTCTCTCAGCCAGTCCCTGTATTTCTTTTTGGCACCGCGGCCATCTTTATCTTTGGAGTAAAAGGAGAGGGGGGTGGTGCGACCTTCAACTTTGACGCGAAACTCCCAACGACCGTCTTTTCTTTGCCTCAAACTACCTTCCCCATTGGGGTTTTTACCAGTATACATTGACTTTCCTCCTTTTGCATGGCAAAATAGAGGAGCAGTAGGCCGTACAAAGTTTACTGCTCCTCTAGAACCGCCTTGGGTGCCAGCCCAGGGCGGTTCTTTTATTTTTTAATAAATTCCATAATATCTCCAGGCTGGCAATTTAAGTAATCACATATACGGTCTATTGAGCGAGTATCTATATTCCCTTCGTCTTTTCTAATTTTATCTAGTGTTGCTGTTCCGATAACTTTATCGCGCTTTAAATGGTATAGACTGATTTGTCGTTCATTTAGCAGGACTAATAGTTTTTTAAAAGATATTGCCATACACGTCCAACTCCTATAGTAGCATCTGAAAGTCACTGCGAAAACCTAAAGATAGGTCAATTATACACAAAGAGTAGACCTAAATATTGGTCATTATTCTGCATTTACTTTGACCTAGAGATAGGTTATTATAGTTGACAGAAAATGCTCTATTACAACTGAATAATCAGACAGGATACCTGCTGGATAGGGAAGTCCGCAAAATGCGGGCCAAGTTCAGTATAGCGTCGTCAAGGCCGTGCCGGGTACAAGGATGGGATTCCTGACAACTGAAAAACAATATGAAGGAGGGTAATACATGAAACTGGAGGATGTAAGATATTCTATCCCCACGGATATCCTCACAGCCACCATTGAGGCAATGCGGGACTTAAAAGCATACTATGAAAATGATGCCTGTGCTCTGGCCCGGATAAATGGCAAGCAGGCGAGTGAACTAGCCCAAGCGCGTTTAGAGTCCGCAGAAGTTGCCACTGGACTGTATGGCTTCTATGGGGCACTGTAAGGGCGCAAAGGTGCCTTGGTTTTGCGGCTGGGGCATTTTGCTTGGTACAGGATGTTGGTAGCATCCTGTATTGTATTCGCCTCCGGTGTTGGTAGCGCCGGGGGCGGTTTTTTATTGCGCCTTTTTCAGATCGGCCAGTTCCTTGCTCATGGAGCGGATAACCTGTTTCAAGAGAGCCACGTCGTCCTCTATGGCCTCTATTCTGGTCATGGGAGTTAACTTTGCCTGTACGCCTTGTAACCCCTCCGCCAGCAAGTCAAACTTCGGCATGACATCCGTATCAAAATAGGTAATCATGCGCTTCTCAGACGCCCGAATGGATGCGTCAATCATGGTCTGGATAGACTGTAAGTCTTTTTCGTCTAACATCAGAATGCCTCCTTCAAGTCATTTGGGTGACGGTGATGGTCGTTGTGAGGACTTCCTATCGTAGGTTAAATGTAGCGGAGTTACTTCCCTGAGAAATCGTAATCACAAGAGGCGCAGTATCACCGGCAACAGCATCGGGCAATTCAAAAACAATCTTTCCGGTAGCTGTGGTCAACGGGTTCATAGACTTGTTATGCATATCCTCATCATAAGCAAGCAACTGTACGGACGAATATTCATATGTCCCGTCATATGTTATTCCGCCAATTATATCGTCTCCAAGACTGAAAGAAGGCCAGAATGTGCCTGTTTCGGTTCCGTTGTTTGTAACCGTCATAGAGACAACGCCATACTGATTCCCTTCATCTGGAGAAAAGTACCCATAACCATTGTCTATTTTCGTAGAAAACTCAAAGGCAGTCACAGATACAGTCCAGTCCCCGACTTCTGCCGTTTCACCAAGTGCAAGTCCGGTGGCTTCTATAGCCGATGTTGGGGTCGGCTCCATAGAAGCCACCGGTGTTCTATCACCCGCTGTAACAGGAGGCGCTGAACTGTTGGTTGGCGAAGGATTTTGGGAGCAAGCGCACAAAGGAACCGTAAGCACCGCTGACATCGCTAGACAGAAAATGACCTTCTTCATGATAATATCTATCCTCTCTTATTTATTCCGCTCTCCGGCGGTAGGTTACTAAAAATACAATTCTGCTGCTAGATTCCCGTGTGTGTACCAACAGACAGCTTTGCGCATAAAATCCTCTGGGACTCCAAAATGTTCAGCTAAAGAGTAAATGTCCGTGTACCCATCGGCTACAGCTTCATCTAAATCATCCTCTGATATGTAATTTTGAACGGCCCACTTCCAAGCCTTATACTCGTGTTTCTCAACTAAATCGAATGGACTACATACCTTATGCGTGGCTCCTGTGGACGCATGGCCGCCTTCGTGAGCAACGACAGCAGCCTCATCTCTGGAAGAAGGAATATTGTCGAAGTCCATAAATATCCCATACGTCCCGCACATTTCTAGAGTGACAGCCTTATCGTCTTTCAAATCCCACATATAGAATTTAGTTCCAGACTGGCTGAGTTTCTGATAAAGCGCTAAGAGCCTATCCATAGGCTATTACCCTTTCTCTTTTTCGATATCTGCCTTCATAAAGCGAGCCATCTCAAGGAGCATTTTTTTCTTTTCATCAGGGAGATCTTTGGATTCTTCATAAAAGGCATAGGTAAAATCATCAAAGCCTATCTCGCGCTCACCCTCCTGGGTGGGCGCTTTTTCTTTTTCACCTGTTAGTTCTGATACGGGTACGCCGAAGTAGTCAGCCACTTTTAAGGCCGTGGCGTGGTTCGGTTTACTTCCTGTTTTCCACCTCGACACAGTAGGCTTTGCAATACCAATTTCCATGGCTACAGCAGACGGAGATTTGTTAACAGAATTACATAAGCGAACATAGTTATCATAAAACACAAAAACTCCTCCATATTTTTGGACATAAACACAAAGTTGTTTTTGTTATCATTTTTAACTTGACAGTTGCGTTTGATAGCGCTATTATATTCTTGCGAGTTGCAAATGATAACAAAATACCAGACCCCGGAGAAAACTCCCGTGTCAATCGCTTTTATGTATCTCGCAAATCCATAATAGCATAGGCTGTTAACTTTTGCAACTACAAATTTTGACTAGAGCGGTGGAAAAATAAAACCGGGAGCGAAATAACACTCCCGGTAAGCACCTAACCCTCCTTATTCACAGCTAATCTACTTTCGCCGGTTAGCTAAGGCGATGGCAGCAAGAGAACGGATCTCCTTACACCAATGGTGCATCAATCGTCCTGCTAAAGAAGCGATTTCAGCGGATGTACGGAAATTATTCTTCATGCAGTCACCTCCTTTGGAACGGAATCGTGGGGGATTCCCATTCTCTTCCCATTCTTCCAGATAGGTGCTTATTAGAAGTATACCAAAACGGCACGTTTTAGTCAACATATTAAACTATAGGGGGTGTAAATTTTGCCGGAAGCATGGACCGGGAATCTCATCGGGAAGATGCACAACAAGGGAATTACATACGATGACCTTGCCGAAGAAATGGGGGTAACTAAGTCTTACATTTCTATGATTCTGAATGGGAAGCGAAAACCGCCTGGAATTAGGGGCCGGATGGATGCGGCAGTAAACAATGTCGTCCTGCGAAGAAATGGTGTCACTGTTGATGATCTTCTTAGCGAGCATGATACCACAGATAAAGTCCAATAAACCGGATAATAAAGCCCGCACCTGATGGGGCGGGAGGTGAAGGGGGTGAGGACGGTGGGAACATCTATGGGTTTTTCCCCGGCGGGGTTCAATCAGATTGTAGTATTTTCTGATGAAAACGACTTCAAAGACATTGTGGCCGCCAATCCAGCGATGACGGCAATCATCGAGGATAGCGACCACAATATCTACATCGCAGGGGTTAAAGCGGGGGCCAGTTGACTGCGGGGTACAACGGAGTCCCATCCTTTTCCCATTCAAAGATGATAGACTCCGGGAAACCTTCTCCAGGAGGTGCACCGAGGTCTTTCCATCCGGCCTGCGTGTAGGCAAAGTTTACGGCTTCATATTCAAGAATATCGTGCGAGGTTAACTTGTACTCATAGCGAAAACCTTTGAGAGACATAATTTCACCCCCCTTCCGCGCCCAGTATACCACTGCAAGGAAGGGAGGACAACAAAAAGCGCCCCGGCCAGTGGTGTACCATCGACTGAGGCAGAAAGGAGGACATTATGGAGAATTTGGAACCGCGATTTACGACCGAAGAGGTCGCAAATCGCTACGGAGTAAAGATCACAACAGTTCAGCGGTGGGTGAGGGAGGGGCGTTTGACCGCTCTAAACTTAGGCGGAAATCGGTATGGGCCTTATGTATATCGTCCCTCAGACCTAGAGGAATTTGAACGGAAGACAGTCAGGGAGGCGGTATCTATATGAAAAACCGTACCCGAAACGAGCGCCGCCGGGCCCGCCGGGAAGCTGTGAGCGCGGTAGTGTTTACCGCCTGCATTATCCTCTGCTGTGGCTTGCCTAACTGGCTGGAGGTGTGGCCGTGCGCTATCTGATTACCAGCGTCTTGTCTCTTGGCCTGCTGCTGGCTCTGGTGCTGCTGGTGGAGGGCATCAGCGCCCAGGAGCAACCGGCCGTTGAGCCCCCGGCGGCAACCACCACCCCGGCCCCCACGCCCACCGGCCCGCTCACCATCCAGATCACCGGACTGGAGGGCGCGGAGAGCATCGACGATGTGTGGGCGACGATTACCATCCCGAAAGAATAACTACGCCCCGGCTAGTGGCGACACACCAGCCGAGGCAGAAAGAGGGAATATGATGTCAAGTTCTAATAATTGTGAAACTAAGAAAGCGGTTTTAACGGTTGAGGCGGTTCAAGAACATCTAGCTCAGACGGCTCAATCACGCCAATGTCTATCAGCAAAGATATTACAGTCATGGCCGAAATTTGGCTTGTGTATAAAGAAGAATTAACAGCCATTTTCATGGCAACGGTGTTTGGATCGTCAGAATCTTTTATTCCGTTCATAATTGCACTTGCCAATTCATCTGCTTTCGCTTTTGAGTAATCGTCCAAAAAATCGCAACACCACTTTAATAAATCCACTCTAGTCACTTTATTCACCTCCTCCCTACCGCCTACATTTTACCATGGAAACGAGTGGAGAACAACAAAAAGCGCCGCTCCCCGGTGTGCGAGACCGGAGGGCGGCAAGGGAAACATTTGTTTATTTACATTTTATAACGATTAGAAAGGAAAGTCAAATGAAATTGTATCAAAAGCGCAATGGAAATATGTCCAATCAGGACTGGCTTGACCTTGGTACGCTTCTTCTTAAGCTGGGCTATGTAGTTTCCATAGGAAAGGAGAAGCAAAGCGGATCTATGTACCGTTCTTATATCGAAATCCAGGGAAACGGACTGGAGAAGGAGGAGCTGTAATGCACATCCCATTGTATGACAGCCAGACGACTCCGGCATCTGCTTATTGCGAGAAGTGCCGCCAGGAGGTCTACCACGGCGAGGCACGGTTTCAGTGGGAGGGACGGTGGCTCTGCCCGGACTGCTTCCGGGCCGCGGTCAACAAGGCCCTACGAGACTGCCCGGAGCAGGTGGCGTTGGAGATGGGGCTGGAAGTGGAGCGGTACGTATGAGCCGCGAGACCTGCGTGCGCTACTACACCACCGGCACAGCCACCGTGGCCGTCCATTTCCCCAATGGGCTGACGGTTTGCCAGTGGTGCCCCTACATCCAATACCGGGAGGGCCTCAAGCGCCACCAATGCGCCCTCACCGGCGAATTTCTGCCGTACCCGTTTGACGGGATGGGGAACGAGTGCCCGATTACATTTGATAAGGAGGACAAGCAACATGAGTTTGACAGTTAAGGAGACCAAGGGCGGCGGCAGTGCCCCCATTGAGCCCGGAGCGTACCCGGCCCGCTGCGTGGGCGTAGTCGACCTGGGCATCCAGCACAACGACTTCAACAACAAGGATCAAGAAAAGGTGCGGCTTATTTTTGAGCTGCCCACGGAGCGCGTGCAGGTAGACGGTGAGGACAAGCCCCGCTGGCTTAGCAAGCCCTACACCGCCTCCCTCCATGAGAAGTCCACCCTGCGCCATGATCTGGACGCCTGGCGCGGTAAGCCCTTTACCCAAGAAGAGCTGGCCGGGTTCAATCTGGCGAATGTAATCAACGCCCCCTGTTTACTTACCGTGGTCAACCAGGAGGGCAAGAATGGCGGCACCTACGCCAAGATTGCCGGTATCTCCAAACCGATGAAGGGTATGGAAGTGCCACCCCTTGAAAACGAGCCGATCCAGTTTGATATGGACGCCGAGGACGCCGAAGAGACCCTGAAGTTGCTGCCCACCTGGATGCAAGATGAGGTGCAGAAGTCAGTCACATGGAAGGCGAGGATGTCCGGCCCTTTTGAGGATGCCGACGAGGACGGCGAGCTCCCGTTTTAAGGGGGCCGCCGCCCTATGGAATACATTAAAATCCCTATAATCTGCGCCGACGCCATTTTGGCCCTCGGAGAAGCGGAGTGTGGCCGGTTGCTTATGTCCCTTCTGGAATACAGTAGGGGCGGAGGTACGGTTGAACCCCGTGGTGCTGAGAAGTCAATCTATCTAATTTTGAAAGCGCAGATGGACAAGGATACAGAGACAGGGCGGAAACGTGCGGAGAACGGGCGGAAAGGCGGCATAGCAAAGTCTAGCAAATTAAAGCAAAATCTAGCAAGAGA